TTTGAGATTTATCTATAGGTTTCTGCAAAATCCTAAAAAACCCCACCTTCTCTCTCTCCGCGGGGTCGCCTGTAAATTTCATAAAACTCAGTAGAGCAAATATACTCCCCTTCATATAAATTTCGTGGAGTACTATAGGATGACTCTCGTTTTGAAAAAAGGTTCAACAAAGAAATGGACCATTATATTTCCAGATGGAAAAAAGGTTTCCTTTGGTGATCCCAAATATGAAGACTATACGCAGCACCACGATTTAAAAAGACAAGAGTTGTACTTGAACAGACATAGGGCTCGTGAAGATTGGACGAATATATATACCGCTGGATTTTGGTCTCGTTGGTTGCTCTGGAATAAACCTTCTTTAAATGCCTCAATAAAAGATATAGAACATAGATTCAAGGTGAGAATTCAAACTGCGTGATTAACAAGTTCAACTCCTCGTGGAGCAGCCAGAGCCTCTCGGTCTTCTGCATCTGTATCACGCTCCACACTGACTCCGCAAAATCTAACTTCTTTGCAACGAGACTTTAAACAGCCATTTATTACAACTCCAACAACTCCAGCAAGGATTCCTGCTATCGTCAAAAAGAATGCAGAGTCAAAAGTTTGATACCACACCATATACAATATATTTTTAAAAAGTTATAGGATATGTCACATTATTATCCGATTCTTTGTAGAATATTAGATTTACTAAAGTATTTGGAGAGAACGCAATATTTGCAATTCCCTGCGTATTGTAAAAAGTAAGAACTGATGCAGTTGTAGATCCAATTTCACGACAAAAAAACCTTCGTCTTGATTCATAAGGTACTGGATTTATAAACGCAACTGGTTGATTAAAATTTATTGCGAATGTACAAATCGTATTGTTCGTGCTTAATAGATCTGCGTTTGTGTCATAGTAGATGGCTTCAAAAGAATTAAAGGTTCTCCCCAAATCTACATTTATAAAATTTAATCCACTAATAGTCAAGTCGCTTTGGACTTCTCCAAACACACTTTCAACCGCTATTGAATATCCGGAATAAAGAGCGGCAGATACTCTATCAGGGAGTGTAACATCAATTGAAGGCGAATAGATTGGCGTACCTCCATTCCCAAGTTGGAGACTTACTCTAAACATCTTATTGTATATCAACAATATTCTCTTTAGAATCCTGAGAATAAAACCATAAAACAAATCTTATAAAAAAAGTATCTGGATTTTGAATCTCATAGTTAGATGTTCCATCATTCATAGTAATTTTAAAAGGTATTTCAAAATTATTTAAAATATTTTTATTAATTTGATACATTGAACAATTATGATTATTGACTGGTTGTGAATACGAAACAACTCCTATTTGATCAACAGGCATTGATGCAATACTTGAACTATATGACTTTGTGATTGTATTGTACGAGCAGCCTGAAGTGAATAAGGGAGACTCTATATTAATATTTATAGCAGGATATGGCATAGGAATTGTTGAATATATATTATTTGTAGCATACATAGAAATATCACAATCCACTGGAGAAGTAAATTGTCCAACAAAACTACTTGTCTGAGGCAGAGGGTATGTTACACCACCGATAATATATGTGGTTCTAGTCAGTTTTAGAATCTGTCCGATAGCGGGATATACATTTCCATATATATTAAAAGACAGACAATCGGTAATACGATATAAAGTCATAGTATATGTAGTTGTAGTCAGATCTGTTTCTAATGCGGCTCCAGTGAAAGGAACATCTTGAAATCCAAGATTAACTCGGAGGATTGAAGTACTAATAACTTGTTGAACTGTATATAATACTTGAGTGTATGGAACTGTTGGATCAGTTCCGAGAGATAGTACATCACCTACGAAAATATCTATAATCTGAGCGTTAATTGCTAGAATAATACTTTGTGAATTATCCTCCAAAGTAACTCTTGATATAATTTGAACGCCTTGATAAGTTCGCGAGAAATCAGTGTCTAGATATACACCAAAACCACTAAAACTCGGAGATAAATTTGGATTGGTTAAATCTTGCTGAGTAGAATTAAATGTAAATCCGTTAAATACAAAATATAAATTATCAAATATTGTTTGAGTAAGTGTTAGCCTAACTATTGGGGAAGCGGAAATACCAATAATTATATCATCTATTGTTACAAAACCAACGAAACTGTTTTTAATAATTGAATTGGTTACTGTTATGCTTGGAAGAAGTTGAGTCGGACAACTTCCTACACTTCCAGAAGCATAAATAGTCGTTACATAGTCGCGATTCGCAGGGGTTTCGCTCAGGATTATTTGTGTGTTCCGATCATCCATATAGCATTCGGAAATACCGCACATACAGTCATTAGGAAGAATTTCAAGAAGTCCTGTTTTAACGGTGAACTCTGTGCTGTTGGCTATAATCTCCAACTTTTGTGGAACAAATTTCTGAACCTTCTTCTTAAACATTTACTATATATACATATTATTCTTAACGCATTTGGAGCAAACAGATTTGGCTTTCGTGGTATGCTTGGAATGCATATGGTCAACCATTTGGAGCAAACGCATTTGAGCCTCTGCTTTGGCTTTCGTGGTGTGCTTGGAATGAACTCGGCCCGTCAGTGAATTCTTGAGTGAGTAATAACCGCTAGCGAGCTTTGAAATCTTATACGGCATTTATATATGCACATAATTTTGTGTGTGGCTTCCTTCACTATGAAGCATTCTCTCTGCAAATCCCTTTACATTTTTAAAGTGAGTAGCAACGATGTGCCGAGTTCCATTCATGACTTGATTAGCCGTCGCATTAGCTTCATTCATAGGATAGTTTTCTATACCTGCTTGAGCTGTCCAGTCCTTCACTTTGGACCAAACATCATCAGGGAAAATAACTTGGTCATTTTTAAATTTAAACGAGTCAAACATTTTTGAAAGCTTTGATGAGAATTTGTAATCCTTGATTCCGTAAATAGAAACAGTTTTATAGTTTCCGAGATGGCCTATCCAGGTCTTGCCTTGCTTTGTAAAGTAATTCGTTTTTGGGTCTGATGGCTTTTCCAAATATTTCATACCCCCAAGCTCTGACCGAACAGGCATTTCTTCAAAAGTGTGAAAGAACAGATCTGGTAATTCTCCATTAAACTTTTCAGTAATTTTATCAGAGACAAATTTCCAATCGTAAATGGGTTTCGCGAGATGCTTTTCAATCTCAGTTTTATATTCACCTTGATATTGCTTGATACTTTTTTTAATCTTTTCATATTCAGATTTTAGTGATCCGTGATCCAAAAAATTATCTGGATCCTTTTCCATAACGAATGCAACCGTCTTGAGATATTCAACCTTTGTGTCTGGCTTGAACTCCTGATCCTGAACATATTTTATAAAAGTATCCACATTCCCTAACACGGAAGATACTAAAGAAGTCATTGCGGCCTCAATTCCAGCCTTTTTCAAACGAGAAACGAGAGTTTTTGAAACCTTGGTAATCCACGATGCTGATACGGACCGTGTGTCGCCCTGGGGACTCGGCCTAGACTTGGAACTTTCTAAATCATTGACAATGTCCTGAAAGGTTTTTCCAATTTTATATTTTGCAAGGGTTTCAGCTCTGATAGTGTGCCCTTCGCCCTCCTGAATCTTCTTCAGCAACTTTTTTCGCTTTGCAGTCTGTTCATTCGTCAATCCAGTTTCGGGGTTTAGCCGAGATGCGTAAAGTGCTTGTCGGGTCGCCATTTATATAGCCTGAGATTTTATTCTTTAACGACCTGACGCTCCTGGAAGAAATGAAAAATTTACAGTTACTGAACCTCCTGTTGCTCCTGCCTCCCTGATGGCTCTCAACATTTGCTCTAGACTCCCTTCACTTTCAGGAGCCCATTCACTTTCGTCCTCATCTCGGATCACGAAGCGACATACGGGGCAAGTGTCGTTCGCGTTAAGCCACCTACTGATACACGCATCGTGAAATATATGATTACACTCGGTCGTATGTCTATTGCGGATTATTGCTTCGTGGCATATTGGGCACTGGGGTCTCTGATCTAGTGGAATGTGGCTATGGCAAAACTCATTCTGGGTTCTCGCCTGGCATCCTGGGTGTGAGCAAGGCATCTTTTATTATACATCATCATTTTCTATAAATGAAGAGGCTCTTTGTGCAGCGTCGTACAGTTGGTTTTCGTTCAAATCAGGAATGAGATCCCACCTGAAGAAACACTCGGTCTCTTTTTCAATTTTAATCATTTTTTGAAATTCAGCCTCAGCAATCTTCATCAGAAACTTTTTTTGCTCTGCAGTCAATGCCATTTATATATCCTGAGCTTTTACTCTTTATACGACCTCTGCAACCCCCACCTTCCCTATATACCTATTTCCTATCTATTTCTTATTATTATTATAATATAGATAGGAAATAGGTAAGGAATATGGGTATATATAAATGTGCAGCAGAGGTTGGGGTTAAGAGCAAGTCGGTACGAAAACGAACTCTGCAGGCAGAAAGTTGTATACGAACATGAGTGGTATGAGGTCCTCAACCCCAACTCCAACTAACAATCGGCATCGTCATACAACAGAAACACACCATCAACCTTGATACCCTTTTTAGCTAAATATTCTCCCACGATTTTGTGATCAAAAATATATACAGTCCCGTGGCTCTGCCTTGAGGACACTCCATCAATTTTCAAAATATATTTACCAAACGAAATTGAATTTCTAGGCGTATATCCGGAGAAGCCGTTTGTTTGAAGCCAGTGTGTAAAAGTCTGATATAAATTCTTGTATTCAGTTTGTCTAGCATTCATAAGTTGTCCGAGAAACAAGAGTTCTTTGTCTGCGCTCAAGGTTTTCATTTCGTTATACATGGCATTGATCGGTCTGTCTTTCTTCAGGTTAATCTGCGTAATATCAATATCCCTAAGCGCATCAAATACTGCCCACCTGTTTTCAGGCTTTTCCCAGTATTTGCTGAGTCTATCAAAATAGTCGTGGTTATTCACGAGCTTGTTTGAACATCCTAAAAGTGCATATCGTCTATCGTCCGTCTCAATCTTTACAGGCTCACTGTTGTTGGTCGTAATGATAAAGTTGGAACAATTTAAACTTGAAATCTTTGCTTTGCCCTTTGGTTCATAGGTTATGCGCTCACCTGTAATTAGACTCTTGAATGGATCGTTATTCAGTTTTAGGATTCCGACATTAAAGTCGTCTATATTCACAAGCATCTTGCCGTTTCGTCCTTCACAGAATCTTTCAAACAAATCATTCTTTGGGTCGTTTGTATGATAAAACTTGTTTCCCATAAGATTTCCAATCATTTGTTCAATGAGAAATCCTTTGCCCGATCCTTGACCGCCTACAAGTACAGGACATATGCTCGTCTTCTTACCTGGTTTCTGAAATATATGCGCAAGCCATACGATGAACCATTGACTCTCTGTTCGGTCGGGAATTAGGTTCCTTACATGTTCAAAGAACTTGTTCGCCTTCCCATCTTCGTGTTTTGGCACATCCCATCCCTTCCAGAGATTATATGTATTTTCAGGTACTCCACAAGGAAACGGAAGCATATCCATACTCTCATAAGTTCTAATAGTAGGACTATGAAGCCAAGCAGATATGAACGGTTTCTTACCAACTGTTTCCATGTGTTCGTACATCATCAAGAGTTCGTTTTTGTTGAGAATTTGAATTGAGTTATTATATTCTCGCAAGAAGCAAGGGGGGTTCATAATTTTGCAGTGCGTCTTTTCAAATTCTTCAAACGGCGATTGAACTTCTTCTTCAATCATAGGAAATCCTTGGCTCTCAAAGTTTGAATCTACGCAATCGGGATCATAGCACTTTTGATAAATCTTATTATCTTTGATCTTGAACCATACATGATTAGATCTATGAGGTTTATTAATATTGAAACAATAATGGCCATTAGTTCTGATTGTTCCGTTATCAAGCATATTTGTTACTTGAGTCTTTGAGTGATTAGGTACATATTTTTGAATCAGGCTTTGTGTTTCGCGCAGATCTTTTGTGGTGATTTCGCGCAGATCTTTTGTGGTGATTGAGCTCAGATCTTTTTCAAGCATAGAACAATTTGAGTTATGAACCACGGCGTCTTTGCGACAGTAACTCCATTGACCAGTCAGATAATCACCACAGCCTGGGAGTTTATGAAGATTCTTTGTAATCTTTTGACCGACGCAGAAAAAGTGAGGATATTTCTTTGAGTAAGAAGGGAACCAGGGTGTCTCTTTCATCATGCGTTCAACTTCTGGAGACATTTCATCTACATCAACTTGATGTACTTTTCTAGTATCAATAGCGAGTGCATTACACTGATCGTAGTGCTTTTGAATCTTGAGCAATTGTTCTGCTGTAGGATTATTTTTAAAGTGAATCCAGTCTGAGGGGTAACCCGCAGGCAATGAGGGTATTTTCTTCCCGCCAGTCTCGTCAATATTGATAGGAATCCAGGCGATGTCATGCTTCTCCAAATATTCAAGGATCTCAGCCATTTATATATACTACGATAATTATCTTTATATGACCTCTGCACCCCAACTTTTCCTATATACCTATTTCTTATCTATTTCTTATCTACAATAATAATAATAATAATATAGGTAAGGAATAGGTAAGGAATATAGGGGTATGTAATGTGCAGCAGAGGTTGAGGTTAAGAGCAAGTCGGTACGAAAATGAACTCTGCACGCAGAAAGTTGTAAATGATCCTGAGTGGTCTGAGGTTCTCAACTCCAACACCTCCTGGGGGGTCGCCTGAAACTGAGTAGAGCAAAAATATTCTCCTGACCGATTGATATCTCTGCAACCCCCACTTTTCCTATATACCTATTTCCTATCTATTTCTTATCTACAATAATAATAATAATAATATAGGTAAGGAATAGGTAAGGAATATAATGTGCAGCAGAGGTTGAGGTTAAGAGCAAGTCGGTACGAAAATGAACTCTGCACGCAGAAAGTTGTAAATGAACTTGAGTGGGCTGAGGGCCTCAACTCCAACACCCCCCACAAAAAACTAGGTAGAGCAAAAATATCCCCCCGACCGTCAGGCCTCCACTCAGATAATATAGACATTATTTTCTCTGTATATGTTAAATGTCTGAGACGACTGAAAAAAAAGATGGACGAAAGTTCAAAACCCCCGAGCAATTGGAAATACTCGCCAAAGCTCGTGAAAAGGCTAATGCTGTAAGGAAAGAGCGAGGAGAAGTAACCAAGAAACTCAAAGCTATGAAGGAAGAGGCTTTTCAAGAGAAGCGTGAGATGGTTGCAAAAATGGAAAAGGACCGAAAGCCCAAGCCCGAGCCAGAGTCAGACGAAGAGCCTGATGTGGTCGTTATCAAAAAGAAGAAGAAGCAAAAGATTATCTACGAGTCTGAGAGCGACGAAGAACCTCCACTCAAAAAGCAATTAGAGCACAAGCCCGCGGAAACTGTAAGCCGTATGCAAGTCCAGGAACACTTGCGGAAGATTCAGCAAGATAGACTTAAATCTCTCCTCTTTGGCTGACCCAGGATTCCAGACCCTTGACTTTTCTCGCAGCCTCTATTAAAGAATTCCAGGAATGACTATCTCCGTTTTGAGAATCAAATTGCAAGTTAGAGTTTATCTGAGCCCAAGCTTTTGCTTCATCTTCTGACTTTAAACTTTTAACCTCGTGTATTTCATCATAATATGTAATCTTTTTAGGCTTACCTATTAGGATACTAGCAATTTGATCCAGCCCATTCTTGATAACTTTTATAAAGCTTCCAAATAGGTCAACTTGATCAGATATCACTTGGACCGTCTCTCTGTCCTTTACAATTTGGTCAGATATCACTTGGACCGTCTCTCTGTCCTTTACAATTTGGTCAGATATTACTTGGACCGTTTCGGCATTTAATTTCAATATATTATTCACATTTCCACCAAGTTTCGCAAGGTTTTCTCTATTCACATCCGACTCTGCTCTGTCATTTGCTAAAATATCCTGAACGGTTGAATAGAGCCCATCAACATCTTTGATATGAGACACGAGCACTTCATTTACGGTATCTATTGCCGTCTTTACTTCGTTTTCAACAATCAGAACCTCTTCCTCAACCTTTCGGACCTCGGTAACGATATCCTTGACTGTTGTAACAACATTATTCACACTATCAGCAGTTTCTTTTACACTCGTTGCCAACTGATTGACTGCATCTACACCTTCCTTGACTGCATCTATCGTGTCTTCAACTGCTCTAAACGAATTTGTAACTGAATTTGCGAGAGAAGTCATACCGTCTGTTATGGCCCCCAAACCCGTAGCACCAGTCAGAGCAGCTAGCTCGTTTGAAATATTTCCTCCAACGGCAAAGTGATTCTGTAGGAACGACATTTCATCTGCAATTGAGCCGCCTCCTAGCAATCCTTTCTCAGTTACGAATACTGACCTTCCTCCGCTCGTTAGAAATGCTCTTTCCATTATATCTTTAGCCGATATAAAGACTGAGCGAGGTGCTGATTCCCCTCCGATAGGTTCGCCTAAGAAAATCTTTTCCAAGTCGTGAAGCATCAACATTACATCTTCTAATTTTGTTTCTACTGTTGAAGGTTTCGGCATATTCCATATTTGAATTTTTATGACTGCCTCCCAGTCATATGCACAATCTAACAGATTTTGATAGTCATCCGTAATTTGGAATGTAATCTCTGTTGGGGGTGTGTGAGTATCTCTGGAGAAGACTATAAACTGATCAGTATCAGCTGGGTTGTAATGAATGTTGAGCCCAGGCGCAGTGTTTTGATAAGGAATCTTTGCAAAAAGTTGTGAAAAACCAAGGGACTGAGTCTCGTTCCTGTATTCTAAATTGTTGTTACTCGTGAAATATGCTCTCAGATTTATATTTTGCAAATTATTATACATCATAGGATACGGACTTGGGGCATAACCAAGAGTTCCGTTTATATATATGGAAGACTGCCCATCATCCATTCCGAGAAGTTGATGAAGATTTCTTCCCGTCGGAAATATAAATTGAAGTGGATTGTTGGTCAGAGCACCAGTCGGAGTCCATGTGGCCAGAAGAGTAGTAGAGTTTTGCCCAAAGGTGAATGGTATAGAATAGGATGTCAGGGCGGTATTGACGGCTGATATTATTGCTGTGTATGAAGTATAAAAACCAGGCTGAATCACAACATTAATTGCGAGCCCTGTATATTTGAAATTAAAAGTGTTATTTTGAGAACTTATATTGTAAAATGAATTTGGAATATTAAATGCAGCTAATTTATAACTAATCTTTTGATTTTCCAAGACTGGAACGAGATGCGGAGGTATGCTCAGCGGAAAGTTATTGATTGGATTTCCAGAAGGTCTCTGATTAGATTGCAAAAACCACGAAACTTCACTCTCTAGCTCCATTTATCTTATACCAATATTTCTATTCCTAGCCTCCAAAGCTTGAACTCGTTCTTCTGGTATTCGGTCTGCTATATTTGGCTGACGACCAAGCGATTCGTACAAGCTAGGAATCCTAGCGCGAATTTCTTCTATAGGTTCTTCTGCAGCCCGACGCATAGATTCTTCTTCACTGGTTAGAAAATTATGCAACATTGACTGATAGGTTCCTCTGTCATTTAATTCGGAATCTGCATAATCTGAACTAGATGGGCTTCCTTCAGTGGGTTCTGAGTGCAATCCAACATCCTCAACTGGATGGGGTTTGATTCCCTGCAGGCTCGGAGTTTCTTTGTTATAGTGATTAATTATATTTGTTACATAAGATAGTTGAGCGGCGTGGTTTCCAGATTTCTTTGGATTCTTAATCAGAAACTTTTGAATAGCACGGTACCTTGAGAGTTCTCGTTCAAGCTGATCTATTCGTCTGTCTCTGGCGCGAGTATTCGTCAGGCGAGTTTCACAACAGAAGCTTTTCATTTTAATATAGAGAAATAAAATCTTGGTATATTAAAATGCAGAATCCAATTGACCGAACTCAGTTTTCATCTATGCAGGAGTGTATTGACCACTTTAGAAAGGTTTGGAATGTTCCCAAAGAACTTGAGGATCAGGTGTTTCAACTATTCATTGAAGATTTCATCAGCAAGGGAAAGGAGCATTGGGACACTATTGATACCAGTATTGACATTTATAGCAAAAAGCCCAGGCCCACTTTCACGGACGATATAATCCACGAGGGTAAGGTTCAAATTTACAATACGCCTGAAGAGATTGCTGAAGTTGAACGCAATACTAAATATCTGGAAATTAATCCGCTGGAATTGCTTGATGAAGAGACTGCTCAGAAGCTCATCAAGACCCTTTCTTAATTATTTTATCTGTGTATTGTAAAATGGAATCAATGAGCGGAATGTCTATACCCCCAAGCCTAAAATTTGAACTCTTCCGTATGATCGGAGACGCTGCAATTTCAACGAATGTTCTTCGCTTGATCCCTCTGAATCTTCAGTCTGCAAGTGGCGGTGGTCTAATTTCAGTCCGTTTGCCGCTCGCAACCTGCTCTCTACCATCTTTCTCAATGAGCTTTAACAACACTATTCAAACAGTACCCAGTTATAGCTCAGCTGATGGAACTCTTATGTCTTCTACGGTCATAGCGAACAATACATCCTTCCCCCAGGGTCTTGAGGGCCTGATTCAGCGCCTTGAGATTGTTGTGGCTGGAGTATCTCTAATGACTCTTCCCAACTACAATATGCTGTTCCAGGTTCTCAAAGACGCAACAGATACTCTAGATAACCGTATGTCTCGTCATATAGTTGAGGGCGAGGATGATGTTTCAGGAATCCCACTACTCACGAACGGTTCGGGTGGTTCAGCAGTTGCAGTGAAAAATATCACGCCAATTACCGTCACTCAGTGGGAGATTCTTACCAACAGCTCAACGACTCTCACTATCGCGTGCTCCAGCCCAGTTCTTCCAGAGCTCTTTGCTACTGGCGTGACACTGTATGCTCTTAATGCACCTCCATCTACATTCTTCGGAGCAACTGGCGGCGCTGCACTCTCAGGACTTCCAACTGTGACTCTCTACCAGGCTGGCCCTGTTCCTATTGATGGATTTACTGCTGGAACTGGATACAATTTCATCCTCACATACGCGATGGGTTCTTCAACCTGGACCCTCTCTGGAGTTTCTGTAACGACCGTATATAACAACCCATTCACATTCTTTGCAAGCCCTACCAGCTCGGATGTTATTTCTGGATTCACCCCGCCAAACTCACAGTACAACACGATTCGGGAGTTCCTTGGCTTTTTCAAATCTCAGCCAAAGTGTCTTCAACTGGCTGCACTCGGTGAGGTTGAGGTTCGCATCTATCTTGAGCAGGCTCAGAATTGTCTGACTTCGTATGCCCCCCAGCAGACTCTCGCACAGGGTTCAGCAAGTTCTACTCCTTGCAAGCAAACTGGAGCTGGCCAATATCAGCTTCAGAATGTGGAATTCCAGATTCGCAGCCTTTCGTGGGACAACTCTTTCCTGGATAGTATGATGCAGACCACGCTCGCGGAAGGACGCACTCTAGAAATTCCTTATCCAAATTACTACTCGGTCGTTCAGGGAGGTCAGTCATCTGGTCAGACCACTACAAGGTTTTCTGTCAATACTCAGAACCTGCGACGAGTCTGGGCTGTGAATCGTCCTCAGTATAACGCAGTAACTGGATTTACCTCGTTCAACGCACAGCAGCTCCTCGTTCCAAGTGGTGTAGGAGTGAACGCATACAACCGCCTAGGAAACACTTACAAAGGAAGCTTCTTTTGCACGAGCGCATCAAACCCGAGCTATTGGTCTCAGTTCGCAACTGGTGGAAATTTGACCGCTACAAACGCCACCAACACCTCCAACAAGTGGAATTACCTCATCAACAACCAGCTCATTCCCAACCTCCAGGTTGCCCCTCAGAGAACTTGGGCTTTCACAAAAGAGCTTCTAGGCATGGAAGATTCGTGCGAAGGAACATACCACCAGTCTCCTCTCCATTATATGTCTTTCGGGTATTCCATGGCGATTACACTTGAATACATTGAGAAATATGCCCCAGAGAATATTCGCGAGCTCTTTGGCCTTGACACTCGCTCGGCTTCTTCTGTGTTCTACCTCAACCAGACCAACAACTTGTCGGGTGATACCACGATCGTCTTTTCAGAATTCACTTCGGTTCTGCGCGTGGCGGCAAACAATCAAGTTCAAGTGGTTGTATGAAATAACCAAGGAACGAGGCATAAAGAGATGAACCTTGAATATATTAAATGGTTTCTATCTATAAAATCACAAGCTCTCAGACTGATAAAATTTATATTGGTTCAACAAGAGAATCACTTTCAAAAAGATTTTGTCATCATAAATCTCCAGATAACCTATGTTCTTCACATATCTTGATGACCTTTCCAGATGCCAAAATTGAACTTATTGAAAAATGTTCAGAAGATGATAGACGAAGCCGAGAACAATATTGGATTGACTTTCACAAAGAATTGTGCATTAACCAAATACGAGCAGAAGCGAAACCCCAGAAACAACGCTCAGCCGAATACCGTGCAGCAAATCCAGAAAAGGTCAAAGAGTCTTTTAAAAAATGGTATGATTCACACGAAGAATATAACAAGGAAAAGAATAGACTGGCTTGGGAAAAACACAAGGAGGATGAAGAGTTTCGTGAGGCTGGTAGGCAAAGAAGTCGTGAATGGAACGAAGCAAACAAAGAGAAAATTAAAAAATACAAACAGGACAACAAAGATATTTTAAATGAAAAACGAAGAGCACTAATTAATTGTCCTACATGTGGTAAAGAAATATCAAAAGCATCATTATCTCGCCACAATAAACTTCTTCACAAATAAAATGTCTGTCTATCAAGTAAATATGGATTTAAAATTTACAGGCGACCCCCGAGGAGCTCAAAAAAGTGGCGTTTTTTACGATTTTGAAGAAACCTATAGATAAATCTCAAAATCCTAAAAAGTGCCACCTCTCTCTGGAAATAAAATGTCTGTCTATCATAAATGGAAATCCCCAATCAGCTCAAGTATGGAATGTATGATTTGATTGAGGGATATAGCACGAATATTGAATATATCAATCCTTCTAACAATAATAGCATTAAGGGTGGCGGAATGATTGCTGTGAAATTGCCGCGCAGAGTATGCGATCTCTCATCCTTTGCTATGGAATTTAACGCAATTGTCTCGGACCCAGCGGTTGTTAAAGGAAATCCAGGCTATGCTCCAGTCACAACATTTCCTCAAGGCTTTGAAGCTCTGATTCAGCGTCTGGAAGTTGTGATCGGTGGAGTGTCTATAATGAATATCCAGAATTACAACCGACTTTACCAAGTATTAAAAGAGGCTCATCAATCGCTAGATCATCGGCTGAGCCGTGAGCTTTATTGTGGAGAAGTTTCTGTGGCTCCATATGCGTCTGTGAATACCACTACAAGTTATGATACTATGACTCCAGTTACAGTTAGTAATTGGGCTCTGAATGGATATTCAGCTATTGTACTAAATGGTCCTTGCATTCCTACAAATATAACCACCGATTTCACATATTTTAATTTACATAATCCACCTCCGATTGACTTTTTTGGATATAAAACTACTTCAGATCTAACTTCAGTACTTTATGCTTTATCACCTTTTTTAATAAACCCGCTCACTTCACAGTTTAATGGGCATCAATATGGAGTAGGTCAGCAGTGGCTTTTGCAATTCCAGCCATTTTTATCTATTATAAATGTTCCACACCTTTCTACGGTTGGCCTAAATACTCCATATACGGTTGTCAATGGATCAACTGGAACTGTTACTGGGGTTAATACCACGGCTGGGTATGATACTTTAACATATACCACCACTTCTTTGCAAGGTCTTGATCCAGCAACCTCCGCTCTGACAGTCATTTATGGAAATGGAATAACAACTACCAATTATGTAGCTGGAAGTCAGGGTGATATTGTTGTCGCAGTGAATACTGTTACTACTACGATGCCGAATGTGGGAGATGTTCTTTCCAGTACTACAAACCTTTATACGAGTTTAATTGCAAATGGGGCGACTGGACCATTTACTTGCGTAGACACGCTTGGAACATCTTCATTTACAATTTACACTCCAAATCCCGGTCCAGTTCAAACCGTGACTGCTAGTTTAGCTTGGGCTTTTGGCGTCCCTGGCTCTGGAGCATCTGGAACTGCGTCTTCATATGTTAAATCTCGCACCTCAACTTCCTTTATGACATTTATATACAAGACTTTTCCAGCTAATCCGCCTACAGTTGGAGCAACTCTCGTGTCTACAAATCCTTATTTTTATGTGTCGGGTGCAAATCCCCTTACTGTTACCAATGTTCTTCCTGGGTCTAATAAAATTGCAGTCGCATATACAACACCCGTCTCTGTTACAGCTCTTCCAACTTTACCTTTCACGACATCATTTACTGGAACTGGATTCACTCAAGTATATCAGTCAGGATCTTGGTATACTCCTGGATTAATTCCACCTTCTTATAATCAGGTGGTTTCAAATCAACCTTTTACTGTTTATATCGCGCCTGGTGGTACTACAGACTATCCACTTAACACATTTATTACACCTCTTTCCCCAACACAAGGAGTTCTGACTGATTTTTTGGGTCTTTTCAAAACTGGGATTCAAAATCTTGAAAAACACGATGTGGAAGTTCGGTTATATCTGGAACCTGGCCGAAATGTATTAACCACGACCGCCCCAGTTAATACCACAGCACAATTGACAGGAATCAATAACACTGTACTGACAGCACCACCCGAATATACTCTGAGCTCTGTGAATTTTAAAATTAGAACCTTTACGGGTGCAGAATTCCCTCCTCTTTCCCGAGTGGAATTTGATAACTATTATACACAGTCTCAAGTGAATCCACAGTCAGGTCCATCTCAAAGCAAATTCCTCGTAAATTGTAGAGACCTCAAGCAAGTCTGGGCCGTAAATCAAGCCGTGTTCAAATATATTTCAGAATATGCACTTTATGGATCGTGCTATATGGTTCCATCTGGAGCAGGATATACAGCGGAAGGAAATCTTGGTCGTGTCTATAAAGGTTCGTTTTTCACGCATACAGCCGAAAGTCCATCTTTTTCAACACTTCTTTACACGCAATTTTGGTTTACAAATGCTGGACTGTCTTTTCCTCCTACAAATAACTGGGTTTATCAAATAAACAACGAATCAGTCCCAGCGCATCCAGTTCATCCAGTTAGAACAGCACAATATTCTCGCGAAATTACAAAAGCAAATGTCAATAATGGAGCAATGATGGACTATCTTTCGTTTAATTATTCTATGCCTATCCGAGTTGATAAAGATACACGATCGGAGGCTTCAGTATTTTATCTGAACCAGGATTATGTTGCTCAAGGCGATATCACACACATTTTCACGATAAGTGAATCGGTGCTAGAAGTAAATGGAAATTCTATTAAAATTATCAACTAATGATAAATGAAAGAACCCTATCGTCCAACATTTGACCCAGTATTCGGTCGCTCAGGACTTAAACTCCCAGTCGCAGTTCCTCCTATTGCGTTTTCGTTGGGAGCGGCATATTCTGGGAATTACAGGGGGGTGCAGAGGGGACAGACTGCATTTCCGCGTGCTAGGTGTTTAACGATGCCGCCTGTTATAAGAGATCCACGGACAAAACCTGTATTCCCAAAATTGAATGTCGGGGCTGTCGGGCCAACAGTGAATCAACTTCCTTTATACTCTACAAATCTAGCTGTAGGAACCCCCGTACTTTCTTCGGCGGTCAGTATAAAATAAACACTTATACAAATGAAGAGTCAAAAGATTGATCACAAGTCGGTAAAGATTAAAATACCCGAAGGTAATGCCTTTAATTATGAAACTGCTGACCCACTTCCCAAGGCTCATATGGTATCACTCGCAGTAGCACCTAGAGGATCAGGCAAGTCGGTCGCAGTTACAAACTTGATTAAAAATTTAATGTTTGATAGACTCTTTGTGATTTCTCCAACTTTCCATTCTAACTCGGCTCTTATGGGAATGTTGCCTGTTGATCAAGATGATGTCTATGAAGACACTGAAGACCCGAGTTGCGTGGATAAAATTGTTAAAAAGATTGAAAAGGAGCGTGATGACTTGTTTGAATATCAACAAAATATGAAGCAATATCGCAAGTTTATGAAGCAGGTCCATAACGGAGGACACCTTCCAGAAGATTCTCTTTTTAAATTTTACAAAGATGGATATTTTCCACAACCCACTCACAAATGGAATGGCCGAAGACCCTTTATAGCCATACTAGCAGATGATGTTCAAGGATCTAAACTTATGACGAGCAGAAAACTAGACAATTTAGTAATTAAGCATAGACACATCGGAGCATTCCCTGACGACCAACCAAGTATTGGAGTTTCGGTATTCTTTTTGGTTCAGAATTATCAAAGCAAGGCTGGAGGAATTTCCCGAGCAATTAGGAATAACGCTACGAATATGTTAATTTTTAAAATGAAAGACAAGTCACAGATTCAACAAATTGCGAAAGAGATGGGTGGCGAAGTAGATGAAGAAACTTTTATGAAAGTATATGAACGCGCTACAGATGAACCACACAGCTTTCTCTTTGTGGATCTTTTTCCAAAAGGTTTGCATCCGAGTCAATTTCGCAAAAGGTTTGATGAATTTCTTTTATCTGACTAATATAAATGCATAGCAACAAAGAAACAGCCAGTGTTAGCAAGGCGTTCCACGCACGACCTTTGCGTCCAAACAATTTCAGAAGCACAGAGTCAAGATACAGGCCACAGAAACTCATCATTCGGGTCGGATATAATGATTTAGATCAAACCGTTACTCAACCTAATTTGGATCCTTTAGTATCTTCTGTGTATAACAGGCCTTCTACATTTATGATTGACTCGCGACTTATGGCTGATTTACCTGAAGAGAGTTTTTGTGCCCTTGAAAGTTTGAGTATGAATAACGGTTTTCATCTTTTGAATCCAGTCAATCAGTCATTGCAGGTTGGACTCCAGACCATTAATGTTTCAAGTCCATTTTTTGTGAGCGGCAGTCAATATGTTACGGATTGCAACTTTTTCAATACAAATATCGTGACCAATACGATAACCTCAATTACTACTGGAGCGACCACAACTGTTGTAGTAACCACAGCGATAACTCTCACAAAAGGAAGTTTCATTACGATCGTCGGGCAGACTGGGAATGCTGCAACTGCTCTACCTAATGGGACATATCCAGTAACTTCTCAATCTGGCACAAGCATTGTTCTAAATTACACATCAACTGGTACTGTCACAACTGGCTATGGATCGCTTCAATCTGTGAGTGCCGCTACGACATTCATAGGCGGGACATATAGCGGTCTTATTGCAAGTATTCCATATCAGCAGCCATACGGAAACAGCGGAGGATTTGCTTGGTCTAATCGTGTAAATGACAGAGATATTGGTTGTTATATATCCAACAAAGATATTCTAAATAATTATATGATTCCAATTCAAATAACATACAACAATAGCGATCTACCGTTTGAATGCGATGCAACCACACAGATTCAACTCGTTCTAGTATTTTATGGACTTAACGATGACGACAGATTTGCAGATCGCCCCAGTCTGTGATAAAATATCTGAATATATTAAATGAGTTCTTACACTGATAAAGTTCTTGCATCTTCTGAGCTCCTTAAAGAGCGTGGAATTAAAAACCTTCAGTATGATTTACAAGGCTCTCAATATTCCAAAACGCCCGTTAATATGTTTGCGGTCAATGGACCGCCACCAAACTCTCTCTTTCAAAATATGCTTTCCACAAAAGAGCCAAGGTTTAATTTTATGTATTAATCAACATACGATCCCATATTAATTCGTGCTCTTTCAGCTTGTCTTTCGCTTTTAACATTTTTAGATTTTTTAATTTAATATTTAATACTGTTGCTAGCTTGTCAAAAACAAAAGAATAATTTAAAAAATTGTGTCTTGATCCTCTAGCTTTCTCAAACGGATGTTGAATCTTCATAAATGCTTTTCTTAGCAGATCAGACTCGCGAGATGTTAAATGTTCCTGCTTCTTTAATAAATTGTTGAAATGTGTCATTCGTTGATATGGAAAGTATCTGACAATGTCTCTTTCCCTGTAATTAAGATTATCACCAATAACAAAAGAACATACACCACAGTTTCTACACACTCTATCGCTAGATATTTCATCAATCCAATAATCTGGTTCTTCGCAGCATAGTTGTTCTTGCTGAGGAATTATTATTTCTTCTTTAGCAAGAGCAGCCAATCTAAATAATTCATCTATATCCATATATATTATATCACTATATATGTTTTATATATCATCCCATTCCGTGTATGTAATATTTGTACTGGGTCTAACATTTGTCCAGAGTAAATTCCATATAGAAATATTATTAATATCGTGATCTCTGTATATCATATATAGCATTATATATTATTCACTGAGTTTTATTTTTAAAAGAGAATATAAATAACGAAGTCTTTCGTAGCTATCACTACACTCAAATAGTTTTCGTTGATCCGCAATATCTTTTGCATTATCATAAAAATATATAATTCGGTCATCAAGTTCTTGTTGAGTGAGATTCGGATAGCACATCCTAAGATACATATAAGCGTGGTCTGTATCCTGGAACAACTCACTGAACATCTCTTTTATGAATTCCATCTTTACTATTTACAAAAGATTTTATTCTTTATATGAAGGGGAGTATATTTGCTCTACTGAGTTTTATGAAATTTACAGGCGACCCCGCGGAGAGAGAGAAGGTGGGGTTTTTTAGGATTTTGCAGAAACCTATAGATAAATCTCAAA